CGCTGAACGTATAGCTGCCTGTACGGAGAACTGACAATAATTCAAACCAGTCCTCGGGCAAGAACCAAGCGACCAACTCTTTTGAGATGAGGTCGCTTGCGGAACTAAAGTCGAACGTAGCGAGATGGTTTGTCACGCTACCGAGAAGAGCCATGCGTTGGTTGCGCGTTTGGTCCTTCAAATCGACGCCGTACTTCAAGAGACGCTTCTTAAACCACCGCCCCACACCTTGTTGAAACAGCCCGTTAAGGGTCGGTTCAATGATAATGGAGCGATAAGTCAGAGCGTTCTTTGGGACGAATTGCGGCTTACCTGGCACAACATGCAGCTCGACGAACCAACGATCCTCAGCTAAGAGAAGCTGTCTAAGCTCCTCCAACTGACTAGCGTATTGTCGTGAACTACAGTGAAGGTCAAGCAATAGCGGCACCTCACGTAACAACGAGGCGGGCGCTGCTGCGAACTCTTTACTACACGTCAGGGGCGCTCCGAGTTTGACTCGGGGGTTTGCGCCGGATTTTTGTATACTCGTTGTAGCGCCTGGTCCGTACCGAAAGTCCAATCTGTCTAACGTCGGCACCGGTCCCAAGATCTTGGAAATTTTACGTCGAGCGCGCAGGAGTGCGCGCCCGACGGGCTCCACCCAGAAGTTGGGGGAAGTCTTCCAAAGATCACGGAATCGGGCGTTGGTGTTGCGACAGCGGGCTTCAGCTTGGACGAACTTGCTCAGCGCGGCCTCTGCCTTCGACACACCTGCTATCCGTAAGGGTTCAAATTTCTTGAAGAGCCCTACAGATTGGCGAGCGTGGAAAAGATGCAGGGGAAGATATTCTTCTGCGCCGTAATCAAATTCGAAAGCAAGCAAAGCAGCCCAATCGCGGCGACCAAGGATACTCTCCAGTCGCTCACGAAACGGGCCAGCTTCTTTTGCATGTTCCAGAGCCAGATCCTCCAATATTGTGATACTTTCCTCATAGGAGAACCTAGCAGTCCAACTCTCCCTGGGTTTGACGCCCATTTCCATTCCTTTCATTAGGGTGAGAGCTCAGGTGGAGGTAGATACCCCCGTTTGATGACCTGATTGAAGATACCGCGCCGGCTAGAGAATTACACGCCGGGGAACCGCAGTCGGATGAACGCCAGATGCAAAGGCTTGGTCGAATTGACCCAAACCTGCGCACCCGAGGCGTCTGCGTTTTGTGGGTTCACCACAGCCGCACTCGCATCCGCGCCAGACAGGAGAGCAGTAGCCATGCGCACCACGTGAGCCCGGTCTTCCGGAGTCGAACGAGGCGAAGCATAAAGCGTACCGCTGAACCATGTCACATAGGCGATCTTCGGGGCTGCCTGGTACCCGGCGGAGGAAGCACCAATTTGTTGCTCCTGCGTGGGGACCTCGAGCTTGAAGTTGAGGAGATACGAACCGTCCTTCTCCCGTTTCCATTGGGAAGTGATGCGAGGCTGGGCTTCGACAGGCACTGCTGCCTGATCGTTACGCCAGATCGCTTTGCTTCCTTCCTGGTGCACGGGCACGAAGGTGCGTTGCGTTGCGGCGGATAGAGCACCGCCGTCATCCCTCAGTACGATATCAGTCATTGCGGGCATTATATGTCCTAGGAAAAATCTAACCGGTGGCTGACTAAGCTACCTAATTAGCCGGCGTTTAGCCGGTGAGTTGAATACCTCTGGGCGGAATTTTGTCCAAGAGGAAGAATCGGTTCCGAACCTTTGCCATAAAAGGCTCAGGTCTGTGGCTGCCCAGAACCAGGTAGCAGGGACTTTCAGCTTCGGCACGGTATTAAGGTGATCGAGGCCCGCATGGATGGTCCGTTGAAGCGAAGTGTGCGAAAGTTTGTGCACACCGCGCTCGATGACCCTCCAACACGGTAGAACATACGTCCCAGTCGCCCTCTTTTTGTGCCACGTAGTTTGCACCACGTGGGCTTGAGAGAAGCGGCTTTGGGTAACGCGATTGTCTAAGAAAGTACCGATAGGAACTACACTATCAACCACAAACGAGAGAGGAACAAGTTCCCAAGCGAGTCCGAGTAATTGTGACCTGTGGACGCCCAAATCGTAAGACAAGGACGTCAGATCATTTTCCTCGAAGTGCACAATTACCTGCTTACCCTTTTCCTGCCACCCGCAAGGGGGGCCGGAGGAGCCTGCAGATATCGTGCCTCGCACTCTCGTGTTTGCGCGAATACTGGTCTTGTACGGCACACTTGTAGTAAGTGCCGCCAAGGTTTCACCAGCAGCGTACATGTCATTCAGTATCGGTTTAACACCGAAGTTCCATGCAAGCCACCCACTCGAAAGACCGTCTAGCATCTCACCCAGTTGTCCCTTAGTAAGGGAGAGGGTGTGCTTGATGGCCTTGACGTCGTACCGGCGGATAGCCGTGTACAACGACGAGAGGGTCTTCACGCCATTACGGATCGTTGTCAGAGACTCCCGACCTTCACCCAAGAAAATTCCGAGATTGAAATCAGCATGGCTGGTTCGACCTTGGAGCTTCTGGAGGAGTTTGGAGTCATCAGGTTCGGCCAAAGCGGGAATCGTGAAACCCCCGGAAAAGCCAGTGAAACCTGACTCTACGACATAGGGAACTGTAAAACCGCACTCCACACTTCTAACGCGTTCACAGACAAACTTCGTGAACACCTCGTTTTCGTGGGTGGCCGTATAGGGGTTGTCCCTCGTCCGGTCATTTGTACCTGTCGAATTCCGGTAACGCCGGTATCCTTGGACACCATTGATACCTTCGGTCTCGAGATATGTGCGAGTAGTCATTTGCAGCTCCCAACGATTTCCCGTGGCGTACCACGGAAGGGTCGTAATAGCCCTTAGAGCCCCCCTCCTCACGGAG